AGGTCTTTAGGGGGGCTGACTCACTAGGAGTTACGCCGTGTAGTAGTAGTGTAGGATCGTGGAGCTGAGGGCGAGGCCTCTCCGAATGCTCCAGTAGCTCATCGTCGGTAGGATTCACGACGACCGTTGGTACGTAGCCACGGAATTTTAGATAGTCCATCTCGTATTTCGAACGCGCCGCATCGCAGCCACGTCGTCCATCCAAGACGGTGTCTGGCATCTTTGGTCGCTTCCCTTGTGTATTGTACATACGCACAAGGTAGGCTGCCAACTTACCATCCAATTCCCATTCATCCTTCATCTCTGGTAGGCAAGGAATTCCTAGTCCACCAAGGTCCTCTGGTAGAAACCAGGGATGTCCGCATTCTTTCAGCTTCTCTTTGTTCATCTCAATGAAGAGTCGAACTGCAAACTCGTGCCGATTTCTCGGAACAGTAAGCAGAAGCTCGCGAACAAGTCCACCGACCATCTGTGGACCAACCTTGTAGACAGACGTCCAAACCGGGTCTGAATTCTGCTGTGTCGTCCGAATGTTCTCCGGATACCACGCAGTATTATACAATCGCTCAACGCGTGGACAGGCAACGAGTTTTACTCCGTTACCCACACGTTCGAAGAGCGTCGAATTGATAGTACAAAAATCATTCGATATGTAATTCTTTCCCAGCGACTTCTTAAACCCCACCAAACCAACATACACCTCCCAATCCACCCCATCACCATCCAAGTCCGAAAAGAGACCTTTCGGGCCAACGGCTAGAACGTCATCACCGTTGACCTGAATTGGAGCTTTCAGCCAACCTTCTTCGATTTTCCACTTTTCATCATTCCACGTTGAGGGGGGTAAGACACCTCTCTTTTCGTAGAAGGCTAAATGTACAGCCAAATTGATGATGTTAAGTACGGGAAACGAAAGGAACGAACCCATTAATTGGCCCGTTCCCTGGTCGATTGTCCAACTCTCTTTCACACCTTTCTCCTTTTCGAAAGCTCGTCGTTCTTTCAAGCTCATCGCTTTCCATCTGGCAAACTCCACGTCCGTGAACCAATTCGGACGCCCATGAAATGTATATTCCATGTGGTGTTTGATGAGTGCCAACTTACAGATGTGGTGTGCCTTCCCACTGATGTCCATATCAGTGTAACCAAGTATGCTGTTGATTGTGAACTCTGAAAAGAGTTTCAACAGTGTATCGGTCGCACCTTTGTAGTCACCAGAGAGAATCTCTCCATCGTCAGATATAAAACTTGAAAGTCTCGCATTGAGAACATCCTCACTTACCCAACCATGGAGGGCCGGAAAGAAACCCTTAAGGCTCCCCTCCGTCATCCTTCTCGTCAGCTCCACCTGGAGCCGCCGTGCCAAGAGGTAGGGTTTCCCCTCTCCTGCCGTGATCACCCGAACTTTAAGCGGCTCCAACACTGGAACCACACGGGCATTCACGGTACCTCTCATGAGCACCTCATTCAT